ATAGACTCTTCAGTTCTGAAGTGCATGTAGTCTACGTCATCATGTTTATTATCAAACGGTCTAGCACCAAAGACTATAATGCGACCAGTAAAGGAATCCTTAATACTGATCGCTAGTATCTCTTGGTCTGCTGCTTCGATATCAGGAAACCCATTCTCTGCAGCAGTTTCAATATCGATGTTGAATACCCTAATGGTTTTAGGATCAAACTTTATATGTTCATCAGAATATTCTTCTGCAATATACTGATAAAGATATCTTGAGTTACCATACACTTCCATGTTAGCAACATCCCTATACCTCATTATAGTTTCCTTTGCACCTGCAATGGAACCTTGTTTCATAGGCTCTACACACTTCCCCTCAAGGGTTCTCCATTTGGAATAGTTAGATGTTGGGAGATATAAAGTAGGGTTAAATGGAACCCTATCTTTAAATGCCTTGCCTCCCTCATAACCACGGACAAGAAGGTTTTGACCTGCTTGCTCAACATTGGTGTAAAATTTCATTCAGTAAGTAGTTCTTTTGCCTCAGCTGTATTTAATACATCATCTGTTGGAGTGACCATCACTATTATATCAGTAGATCTAACAACTAGTTGATAGTCTGCCGAGTGTTCTGGCCACCTCTTACCATCTAAAGTAATAGGATCCTCTAGAATACAATCTGGTTGACCATATTCTGCTTCTGGTATCTCGGATACTTCAGCAAGTATCCAAGGTTCATTATTCAGTCGTAGTAGTTTCTTCATTACCCTCTTCCAATGGTTGACTATCTGCTAAAATCTTTTGCTCGTATGCGTTCTGAACTGCTGTCTTAGCACCGCTAATTATACCAATCAAATCAAATCCAACATTGAACTGTCTATCATCTGTAAATGGATTCCATTTCTTGAAGTTAATATTATAACCTTCTTCAGTTTCATTTACAACATGTAGTGTGTAAGGATCTGTGAATGCTAAACAAATAGGCTTCTCACCATTCTCTTTAGATTTTTCATCGTGATATACTTCTCCAACTTCAGCAATAACTTGCTCGTTGGAATACTTCATGTTAATAACTTGTATGGCCATAATTAGGATCGTTCGTTAAGTTCGGTGTACATAATTGATACTTCTTCTCCAATAAATTTGTAATCTTTTACGTGGAATTCGTCAAGATATATCTTTTCGATATCATCCCTAACATCATTCATACTAACAACACTATAAAGGTTCAAACGAAACTGTTGGTGTTTTGCAAAAGGATTCCAAGGAGAAAAAGATACTTTCAATTCAGGTTCATTAGTCTGAAATTTTTGAGTAGTTGGAATACCTTTAGAGACTGTAAGAATTTGAGGATGTACCATAATATACCCTAGAGTAGTAGTCCCTCCATCATGATTCCCTCTAATCTCATGAACCTCAGCTACTACTCGCTCTCCAGTATTAAGAACGACAAGTTTAATACTCATATTCTAAGGGATGTACTTAGACATTATAAAGGGGAACTCAACAAAAGTCAAGCTCCCCTTTAAATCATAATAAAATACCACTACTCAACTAAGAGACCTGAGCCTCTAACTTTTCTCTGGTTGCACCTGTACCAAACCAGAATTTCTTTTGTTGATTCTCTGGAAGAACCTTAGTAAGATTCACAACTAATAATCCATCCTTATAATCAACAGTCTCAACTTCAATAGAGTCTCCTAGTTGCCAACTCCTATCAAATGATCTCGTAGCAATACCCTTATGGGCATAGGTTCTCTCATCCTTTTCATCAGTGGATGCTTTAACTGTTAAGATGTTTTGTTCGGTGGTAACTTCGATATCTTCTCTTGAAAATCCAGCAAGAGCGATCTCCAAAGTGGTTCTACCATCGTCTCCGTGAAAAACATTGTAGGGCGGATAATTCTGTCCAGCTTCTGCAAGTCTTTCGAGTCTGTTAAATGTTTCATCGAATCCTAATTGAAATGGGCTATAGGTTTCCCAGTATGATCTACGCATTGTGTCCTCCTTAAAGCGACTTAATTGAATGTGACCCCGAAGGCATCACACTACTATTTAAGCAGTGGTGGACTGAATTTACTATGCGGCAAACCAGAAAAATAAGTACGGATGTTACGGTTTCTTTTTACCAATATTATATTTGGACTCTAGAGTCCAGTCACCTTTCTCTTTAAAGGATATAACTTTAATCTGATTTAATGGTGCAAGCTCACCAACACCATCCTGATTTGTAATAGCAACTAATCCCCAGTCAGATAACAACTGAGTTATACGATTTCTACGTTGAATATCGTTCAACGTAATGTTAGTGTTCTTACCATCAAGTGCAAAGAGTTCCTTGAAGTGAACGATATAATACTTTCCTTGCTTATGCAAGATGTGACATGACTGATATATCTTTTTTTCTTTTCTAGAAGCAACACCAATACGTGTTAGTGTCTCACGAACTTTTAGGAAATCATCTGGTTCTTTAAGACCAACCTCAATCATATCAGATTGTTTCCACTGGATCTCAGTATCAACGGACATTATTTTCCACCTTTATTCAATGATCTTTTTATATGTTCGAGTTGATCTGTTGATAACACCCTGATTACTTCTAGAGCCTTGGTATAACTATACCCATAATACTCACGAACTTCATCAAGATAATCAATCGACTCTTTCTTAGACCAAGGAGAGAATCTCTTTCTAGGTCTCAGACTATTTATATAAAAGTCGTATTGCATACGCTTGGATATATGCCAATTCATATTCATCTCATTAGCAAACAACACAGTGTCTGTAAAGGATGATAAGCACTTATTAATAATCCATGTAGGATATGAGTTCTCCAAAGATGGATCCTCATCCATCATATTCTTTTTAGTTTGGTTGATACTATACAACCATGCACTTAGTTTGGGCTTGCTCATATGCTAACTCATTAATTACGATAGGAAGCAGTCTATATTCTGCTCGTTGGATACGATGTTGTAATGTCTCTACAGTATCATCAGGACATATAGGAACTCTTGATTGACTTATTATATCACCACCGTCAAGCTCTTCATTCACATAGTGGACAGTACAACCACTTTCTGTATCACCTGATTCTAGTGCTTGTTCTACTGCATGTAAACCCTTGTACTTAGGAAGTAATGATGGGTGTACATTTATGATAGGACATGGGAACTCAGATGGTTTCTTAAGCACCCTCATGTAACCTGCTAATACAACAAGATCAACTCTCCAAGCTTTGAAGAGTTGAATCATTTGATCTTCATCTTTATGTGCTATTCTACAGTGAGGAATTCCAAACTTTGCTGCTCTCGCTACAGCACCGCATTCTTTTGTATTGTGTATCATTAACACAATCTCATGTTTCATCTGAGGGTATCGAACTATGTTCTCGAAGTTGGTTCCGTTTCCAGAACACATAACGCCTAATCTCATTAGAAATGATCCTCCAATCCTTCTTGTGGTATAGGTTTCCAATCCTTACCATAATATTTTTCTAGAATATTATGATGTGGTGCATCTGTACCCACCTCTTGTTTCTTAGGTGGTGGGGGTGGGAACATTTCTAATTGTATCTCAGGTATAGAATAAGTGTCTCCACTCTTTCTATGATGACACCAATAGAATGTACCGTCTTCTTTTTTATATAGATGGTCTGCTTCGTGTGGACTCATCAGAACCATCTTAACTATCTTGTCTCCCTTTTCATTCATAGACATCATAAGGACCATTAAGTTTTTTTTGATGTTCTCTCTCATCAAGAACCTCATTGATTAAATCTTTGAGTTCCTCTTTGAGCTTTAGTTCAATCAAAGGTAATGGTGTAGGATTAAATGGTGGATAGATTGGTTCACCATTTTCATCACGTGGGTATATGTTATCCTTACAACCTTCGGTTGCTTCACCACTCATACCCTGAGTGTCTATTTTTCCCATGTGAGTAACTCCTTATACTTATGGTATAATTCACCACATTTCGGTTCTGTGTTACGAGACTTCCACAATTGCTGTATGATCTCTCGCATGTCATCCACAGGGACAACAACAGATAGAGGTTCTTTTTCCTCAGTGATAATAACTTCAGGCATTAGTTGAAAACTGCGTTAACAGACATGACTTTTGCATTAGGATTTCTAGCCAATGCTACTTGCCTAGCTTCCTCATAATTTCTAGCAATCACAGTCTCATTAAAGACTGTTCCAGCGACATAGAGTTTGACTTCACACTTCATAATTTGTAAGGACTAGTTCCTTCCTTGATGCTTGATCTATATTATAGCACCCCACAGACCTCATGGTGTAAGTGTGTGCAAATTCTCCAACTGTCCACTCCTTGAAACGATCCTTAACAATTTGATCAGAATTGTAGGAGATCAGCATCTTGGATGTATATTCGTCACAATTCTTAGCAAACTCATCATGATCAAATGTCTTATGCATTCCACCCTTTCTACCATAGAGATTGTCTTTGATATCATATGGTGGATCCATGTATATAAAATGACCTTTCCTATCCCAATCTGCTGTTAACAATTGCTCATAAGAACGACTGGTTATAATCCAATCTTGGATGAGGTCTGAGTACTCGTGGAGTCTACGGATACCTCTGAGAGAGAAGTTTGAATCTGATGCTTGTGGAGAAAATGATGAAGACTCAGTGAGACCACTGAAGCTACACTTATTAACGATATAAAAAGCGATGGCACGATCAAAGTTAGATTTTTCTTTGTCATTAATAACATCCTTCATTTCTAAAAATAAACATCTTGCTGAGTCCTGATTACAGTGAACATTTTTTAGAGCTTCAATTTCTCCTTGAAGTTGATGTCCATTATGTTGTAGCTCACACCAGAAGTTAAACAATGGTTCATACAAATCATTAACCCACACCTTAATGTGAGGATATCTTTTTGTTACTTCTAATGCTACAGAACCACCACCCATAAATGGTTCACGATATTCTTTATAATCTTTAAGATCAGGAAAGAACTGGAACAACTTAGATAGTGCTCTAGACTTACCACCTGGATATCTTAACGGTGTCTTTAAAGATTTGATACTCATTTCCACTCCACTCCTAACATAATCTCAGTTAAACATGCTAAAGTATTAATCTCTTGGTCAGCAACAAAGTTTATTTGATACTGATACTTTGCTATGATGATAACAATGTTTGGTACAGAACGACCAGTAGCATGTTCGTACATTGTATCATAGATCCTTCTCATAATGTGATGGGGATCATGATCCATGTGTTGAGTTACCCACTCCTTGACCAACTTATAGTTACGATCCTTCATTGCTTTAATGAGATCATAAGCATTGATGTCTGCTATATCTGTTAAGATATCTGCCTCTATCTTACCCTTAGCTGCATGTCTCTGTGTCTCATTAAGTAACCTTCTCCAGTCAGGATAATATCTCTTAATCAGTTTAGCAGTAACCTTATCACTAGACTCAATAGACTCACTTGTAAGGATCTCCCTAAGTCTTTCAAAGAACTGGGAGCTTAGTTCTGTCTTCTCTACATTATTAATTTTAAAATCAACAACAGTACACCTAGATTTGATAGGATCTATCAAACGATTAACGAAGTTACAAGTAAAGATAAATCTACAGTTCTTATGATACTCCTCTATTGCTGCTCTAAGGATCATCTGAACATCTTGAGTCATATTGTCTGCCTCATCCAGTATGACCACCTTATGAGTCTTTGTAGAGGTCAGAGAGACTGTAGTAGCAAATTGCTTTACTCTAGTTCGGATAGTATCAATCGATCTACCCTCGTCTGATCCGTTAATAATAATATAAGAAGCACCCAACTGATCACAGAGAGCTCGAGCTACTGTGGTCTTACCTATACCAGCAGAACCAGACAGCAAGAGGTTAGGAATCTGACCCTGATTTAGAAAACCAAGGAAAGATTTCTTTAACCCATCTGGTAGGATACAATCATCAATAGTTTTGGGTCGATATTTCTCAACCCAAAGGAATTCAGTTTTCATCAGGTTCCATTTGAATAACACCACTCGATCTCATCTCATGGTATCGATTACGAATCTGGTCTTTAAACCAGGCGGATCTATTACTAGCAAGATCATACTTAACAAGCTCATCCAATATCTTAAGAAGATCTGCTTCTTGTTTAGTAAATGATATGTTAATGATTAACTTCTTTTCACTCATTGTGGTTCTAAAGCAACGTAATACTTTAAGTTAACATCCTGAGATCCCTCCCAATCACTAACAACCCATTCAGATAAGAGTTGTTCTGATACAGATACCTTATAAGATGCCTTATTGTATACACGTAAGTTATCAACCTTCATGTTGAGATCATACTCACCTGTAGTAGTAGCATTGGGTAGATCAAATCTACATGAGTTACTGGTGTCCATATCCTTATCAGAGAAGTTAATGAAAGCAGCAGTACCATCACTACAGAATGATAGATCCCTAAAACCAAACTTACCTGAGATATTCAATCCCTTATTAAGTAAAGACTTATCCAAGTCAAACCCAATGTTTGAACCAGGAAATCTAACAGACTTATCAGGAGCAACCTTAAGAGTAATCTCTGGATCACTATAATAGTATTTGATTGCTATGTTATTACCACGAAGAACAACATAGTCTTCATTACCAAACTCCAGAGTTGGATCATCTAAGATTCTTAAACCAGATAGAAACTGACTCAAGTCATAGATTGCAAAATCTTGTGGGAAGTATTCCTCACACTCATACTCTGCTAAGATGTTCTCTGCATTAGAGATAGTCTTAACGATGTTCCCCTTCTTGAATACTATAGAGGAATTAATTGTTGCGAAGTTCTCAAGGACTGAAAACGTAAGCTCTGATAAATGTACTTTACTTGTCATAATCTACGGAAAAGGCGGTAGTTCCTGTCTGGGCAGCATTTGCTGCTGCACGTTTATCATTGAAGTGACAGAGTAATACAGCATAGTGGATAATCTTAACGATGTCCTTACGTGCTGTACCCTTCCTATCATACCTTGAAGCATATTTCAATATGTTAGATCTACAGAATGCTTCTGCGTCACCTACTGAATCAATCAAATCCAGAGTCTGAATATTGTTTGAAGAGTAGTGAGCTCTGTAAGTCTGGGTAATATAATCTGAGACCTCTTGCAAGATCTCTTTTTCATTGTATTTCAACGGTTCCATACGTACTGTATCTTATCATGATAACACTCAAACTCGATTCCGTCAAGACTTTTTAGCTTAATTTTATGTAAAGGACTAGAAGGAGTTCCCACTCCTTCCAAAATCATTCCTGACCTACCATCAATCAAGGTAGCCCAATGTCCTAGGTAACCGTTCTTACTCATAGTGTCGTGCCTCATCTTTAACGTAACATGGTACACCAGCAGGGTCTAACCATTTAGTGTATTCAGCATCCTCA